CCAAAAAGCTGGGCGATCCCCGTGCCTTCGCTGGCGCCGGTCAGACGCAGCCGGTCCAACCGGCCCACCTCGACCGCATCGCTGCCAGCGCCCAGCAGGCGCTGGTCCAGCATTCGCCCAAGCGTCGCGCCCACGGCGCGCCCGATCACCGCCGAGCTCAGCCCCAGGACCGAACCACCAACGGCACCGCCGACCGCCATGCCGGCCGCAGAAAGAACGATCGTGGCCATGGGTTACTCCTCTTGGTTGGAAACGGGAAAAGCGAACGCCGCAACGAGGCGACGCCGCCAGGGGGGCGACAGATCGGCCTCGATCACGCCATGACCCTGGTAGGCATGAATGAAACGCGGACGCGGACCGGCCTCGGTCATCAGGCCCAGATGCTTGGACACGGCGCCATGTCGCATCCGGAACAGCAGCACATCGCCCGGACGGGCGGCCTCGGGCGGGGTCTGAACCAGACGCGCCGCCAGCCCTGCGGCCAGGGTCTCATGGCCTTGCGGCTCCGACCAGTCCGGCGTGTAGGGCGGCACATCCAGCGGTGGCGTTCCGGTCGCCTCGGCCCAGACGCCCCGGATCAAGCCGAGGCAATCGCACCCGACACCGCGCAGGCAGGCCTGATGATGATAGGGCGTGCCGATCCAGCCCCGCGCGATCGGAACAAGCGCGGCCCTCACGACAGGCTCCCGCCGGAATTGCTGTCGCCGCGCCGTGGCACCCGCATCAGCCAATCTTCGCCCGGAATATGAGGAAAGCCCTGGAAGTTTATGAAATTGCTGAATTTCAAGCGGCAGGTTTCCGCCCTCTTGTCGCAACCCGCCACCAGCCGCACCCGGTCTCCGACCTGTGGCGCTGCCCCAAGGGGCTGCCAGAGTCCGACCGTGCGCGTCCCGTCGCCCGCGACATCGTCCTGCTTTATCGGCTGGAACAACCCCGCGACAGGGCCAGTCAGCACGTTCAGCGTGCCGCGAGTGAACCACTCGGGCTCGAACCCGTCCAGCCCGGAAAAGTGGAACACCCGTGCCGCGTCGACGGCGTCGATTTCCGCCTCGACGCTGTAGGCCGGCTCGCTCAGGTCGACCCCGCAGCGCGCGTCCCCCAGAGCCGCAGCACAGGGCGCCTGGTAGACCCGACCCTGAGGCTGGTTCAACGCCTCGGTCAGCCCACGCAACTCGGCATGAAAGGCGCCTGCCTTGCGGCGCAGCTCTCCGATATGGCCGCGGAACCGCAAAGCGCGCTGTTCAGGGTCCGCCCAGTTGACCTGCCAGAGCCGCACTTCGGCGGCGTCGTAGCGACCCGCCTCGATATCTGTTTCGGTGACGGCGGCATCGCTCAGCGCGCCCATGGCCTCGCTGTTGTCCACCGACAGCCCGCTTCCGGCAATGACAGCACGGGCCGTGAGACCGGATTGCGCCTTGAATTCAATCCCTTCAAACTCAAGGTTCAAGTCGTGATCCGTAAAGCCGAAGGTCACGCCGTCAGTTCGGACAATGGCCCAGCACCGGCAGGTCGTGGTCAATCCGGTGGCCAGGTGATCGCTCAGCCCGCTCATACCCGCACCTCGACAACCGGCACGTCCGGAACCTCGCCCGCCTGAAAATTGGCGACGCTGGTGCGGATCTGGTCGATACCGAAGCGCACGGGCACGTCGAACTCGAACCCGGCCGTGACTTCGGCCTGCAGATCGGGCGGATGGGCGAAGGTGATCACCCCGGTGGTCAGGTCGATCTCGTAATCCACCCCGTCCTGCACGGGATCGCCGCTGACCTGGACATGCACGCGACCGGCAACCGGTTTCGAGATCGGGCGCAGATAGCTGTTTTCACCTGAACGGTAGATCTTAACCAATTGGAATTCCGTCCGAACCTCATCCCCGACGCCCAGAAGCTGATCGCCGCCGTCGATCTCTTGCGACGGGCGTGCGGACTTGAAATCGCTCCAATCCTTCCAGCGAAAGCCGAATAGCTGGCCCTGGCGCGCCTCGAAGAAGGCCACCAGCGCCTCGACATCGTCGAGCGAGCGCAACCCCATCCCTGCATCATAGCGACGCCGCGAATGGGCCCAGGGCGTGTTACGCTCCTCGAACCCGTTGGCGAGCGTGACCACCTCGGTCCGGCGCTCGGGCCCGCCGATCGAGCCGAAGCTCAGCGACGCGGGAAACCTGATCTCGTGGAAATTCATGGCTGCCTCCTCAGCGGTTGCGTTGACCGCGCGCCACAAGGCGCGTCATCTGCGCGGCGATCTGGCCCTGGCTACGCTGGAACCCGGCCACGTCGGGGGTCTGGATGTTCATGGTGACGTTGACGGTCCCGCCACCCTGGGCGCGGACCCCGAGGCGGCCGTCATCACCACGGGTCAGCGGCATGATCGCCTCAGGCCCCGCCTCGCCCATCAGGCCGGTTCCGCCACGCATGGGAAAGGTCGTGGCGCGATCAACCACGCCGCCACGCGCAAAAGGCAGGACCCGCCCATCCGAGATTGCGCCGCCCTTGGCAAAGGGCATCAGGCCCGAGACCAGCGAATTGACCCCATCGGCCAGCAGGCCCCCGAAATGGTCGGTCACCGGGCGCATGGCGTTGTTGTAGACCGTGCGCGACATGGCCTCGGCCACGGTCGACAGCGCATCCGAGAGTTTCATGCCGTCAAAGACCAGCCCGTCGAAGGCCCGCCGCAACCCGCCGGAAAAGCCGCGTTCCAGGTTACCCAGGTCCCGCGTCGTTTCGGTCAGCGCCGATTGGGTGCGGCGCAGCTGCCCCTCGAAGGCATCCGTCAGCGCGGTGACCGAGCCAAGGGTTTGTTCCAGCACCTTTGCCTCGCTTTCGAAGTCGTCCAGACCGTCAATCTCGTCCATCTCTTGCTCCTTCGTCCGGGAAGGCCCGGCTCAATTCCTCAAGGCGCTGGCGGGCCATAGGCGCCGCAGTCATGTCGGCCCCCAGCATCAGCCACAGCTCTGCCGGGGTCAGCGCCCAGAACTCGGCCGGGCGCAGGCCCAGCGCGCCAAGTCCCGCGCGCATCAATGCCGCCCAGTCCATCGCCCCTACCCCGGCACCGCAAAGGCGCGGGCAAGCAGCTCGGCCGCCACCTGTGCGGCCCGCACGACCCCGCCCTCGATCTCGGCGCGCACCAGGTCGCCCGGCCCGCCCTGCCAGCCACCGCCCCGCAGCCCCGCCACGATCAATGCCAGCACGTCGCGGCTGGAATAGCGCCCCTCGTCGAAGCGGCGCACCAGGTCGGGCAGGCTCTCGCCTCCCAGGGAATGCTCCAGCTCGGCCAGCGCACCCAGGGTCAGCTTGCAGACATGGGTCTGCCCGTCGATCACCAGCGCGACCTCTCCTGCCTGCGGGTTCACCATCACGGCAGCGGCGTGAAATCGACCGCGCCCGCCGAAGCCAGCGACAGCTCGTAGGTGGCTTCGCCATCATGGTTGCCGGCATATTCGATCGCCCCCACCTGGAACGGACCTTCGACCGTGCCGAATCCGGGAATGATCACCTGGAAATCAGGAGTTTCACCGTCGAAGAAGATCTGGCGCACGCGCTCGTCGGTTGCTTCGTCACGAAACACGCCCGAGCCGCTGATCGCGGCGGATTTCATCCCCGCCCCACCCAGCAATTCACGCCAACCGCCAGTGCTCTCGATGCTGGTCACATCCACGCTTTCGGAATTGAAGGCGATGCGTGTGGCCCGAAGGCCCGCCGCCGTCTGGAACTGTCCATCGCCGGTCATGTCGATCTTGATAAGGAGGTCCTTGCCGTTCTGGGCTGCCATGTGTCTTACTCCAATGGTTTTGAGGGTCAGTCATCGTCCACGCGGGCGCGGAAGGTCAGGTCGATGCGGCGCTCGTCGCCGGGGCTGACGCGCACCGCCTTGGCGCGGTGGAATCGCAGCGACACCAGGCGGCCACGGCTCAGCATCAGCGGCGCGTCGACCAGCGCGTCGGACACGGCGGCGGCCACGGCCTTGGCGCTGGCAAAACCGGCACTGTCCGTCACCACCGAAACGGTAAAGTCGTGCCGCGCGCCATGGCCCGTCTGATCCGAGGCATCACTGGCCTTTTCGGGGCCGAGCGCGATGTAAAGCGACGGCACCGTGCCCGCAGGCAGCGCGTCGTAGATGTCAGTGCCGACCAGCGCGGTCACATCCGCATCGGCAGAGAGCGCCTGGTAGATCGCCGTTTGCAGGGCGGCGGAAATGGCATAGCTCATGCGATCACCTCTTCCTCGGCATCGGCCACCAGGTAGCGGCCGTCGGTATCGTCTTCGCTGACCGCCTGTATGCGATAGACCCGCGGTCCCTCGCGAAAGCGTTGATCCGGTTGCGGTCGCGACGACGCCCCGATCGGCGCGGCGCGCAGCGTGATGCGATAGCGCACGCGGCTCAGCGGCATGGCGGCCCCGGCCGTCTCGCGGCCCGTGCGGGCCTCGACCTGCGCCCAGAGCGTGCCCAGAGATAGCCAGACCGTCTCGAAGCCCCCGGCCCCGTCAGCGACGCGCATTGGCGTCTCAAGCGTCAGTTTCCTGTTCAGCCGAATGGTCATCACACCACCCCCCGGCCCAGGCGCAGGCTGCGATAGCGTTCGATCAG